GATGCTGCTGTCTTTATAATTGTATAAACATACGAATCTATTGAGTTAATGTTTCCTGAAGAAGGTGCTGTTCCACCTAACCACTTAGGACTTACTGCTGACCCATCAATAGTAAAGCCTGTTGGGTAGTATGCTGTTCCAGTATTTGTATTAAGATATACAACAGAGATTTGTTCTCCAACTGCCATTGTTGAGTTAAGGGTTGCTGCACCACTTCCACGAACATTTAGTGTCCAGTTGGCTGTAGCAGCACCAGTATAATATTCAACAGATGCTGTTAAAGTATCAATATTAATAGTGCCTGTTGATCCAGCAGCAACAATTTCAACTGTTTCTTTTGGTGATGTTAAAGTTCCATTGGTTGATAATGCAATTGTTGGAACAGGACCAGAAGCATTAGTAATTGTAATACCAGTGCCAGCAGTTAAGCCAGTAACATCTCCAGTACCAAATGACTGCCACGCAGCACCGTCATAGAAAACTGTTGTGTTGGTATCAGCAAGATAGGCAAACATACCTTCTTGCACAACACCTACTGTCAAGGCAGCGTCTCTTGCTGCAGCATTAGCAAAGAACATGATTGATTGATTCTGCAGGTTAAATTGAACCTGTGCTGCAGTTAGAACATCGCCTGTTGTAAATAAACGATATCCTGCGTTTGGACTACCTATTGGCATTCTTTTTCTCCTTTAGTATGATAGTGCATTTGTATTAGGTGGATCTGTTAATGCTAGTATACCTTGATTTGGTGAATCAAGGATAAAAGCCTGGATAATTGGTTCTGCTGTGAGAAGCTTTGTATTCCAGATTCCTGGTCTCACATCGTGCTGGACTCCTTGTACGAATAACTCACGACTAATTGTAGAGCCACCAGCCATAGTCTTTGTAATATTTATAAGAGTATAAATATCCATAGAAACATTAACGAGTGTCTCAAATTCAGTTCCATCCAACAAGTTTAGACTCATAGAGTCAATTCTTATTTGTGAGTCTTTACGGGCAGCAACAAGTGTATGTGCTTGATCACTTGCTTCTTGATCTGTCTGAACAAGAATACCAGTTCTTTGACCTGATTTAGTAAAATAAGTAGAAATACTTGCTGCATCTGTAACCGTTTGAGGTACTGGGTCAGGACCTATATTATCATCATATCTTGTAACTGTAACATCGTTCAGAATTAATTGATCATCAAAAGCAAAGTCAACATTTGTATATCTTAAATCTGTTGGGCCTGGAGAAACATCTGTATAGTTTCTTATGCTAGCATCAGCCAACTCTGAAACATCTGTACGATCCAAAAATCTTGCTTCGCCTTGTCTTGATATAAAGAAAGCACCAAATTCTGATTGTTCAACGGTCTGAATAGCCTGCAGAATTCCTCTATTACCACCAGGATCTGCTTGCATTGTAGAGTCACCAACATCTATACTTCTTAAAGAATTTGGAAATCCTGAAAAATCAAGCAAAGCATTTACTCTTGTACCAGACAATTGTCCTGCTGTACATCCAGGGACTGGTGATACTCCAGTAGACACATTATTTAAAAGGCGGAATCCATCAGTACACTGAAGAACTACTGTAGATGTAGCATCTGTTCCTTGATAAAAAGATGTATCAAATGAATTAATATATCCAGAAAACAGAGCAATTCTATATGTTGTTGGTCCTAGTGTTGTATCTGCCCATATTCTTATTTTGCGTAATGGCAGTAATTTACCATAATATGGTGATGCTGTATTCTGTGGATTAAAGTCTGAGTTAGGATCATTTATTGTTACCGTCGCAGTTCCAGCCTCAAAGTTAGAAAGGATACGGTTACGGCCTCTACGAGTAGAAACTGCCAGTACTTGATCAGTGATATTAACAATATCTGCAGGAGAGTCTGCCAAAATATTAGTATCAAGAATTCCATAATCTGGATCATCTAACAGAAACGGATATCCAAATGATGCTCCATTTGAGAAGTCAATCTCTACTCCAATTACTGGTGCTGTCATTACACTGCCTGCAATGTTAAACCGTTACCGTTAGTCTGGGTAGCAAGCAATCCATTTCTTACTGCTGAAACTAAGTCTTGTTCAGTAGATACAGATCCATTAACTACTAGATTAACTGTAACTGCTCCTGAAGAAGATGTTCCAGATACGCTTGATGCATTAGCCATAGTCATTGACCTAAATTTAGATCTTTCATCATAGTCTAGTTGTTTTGATAATGCTGTAGATGCTGCTAGATCTGCTGCTTCTTTTTCTCTAAACCTAGACATTGCTGTGATATTGTCTTGTAGTGCTTGTGCTTGCTCTGCTGCTCTCAATTGTGCTGCTATAGATGCTGCACCTATTGCTCCAGATTCTTGTGATGCAAGGGCACTTGGATTAACTCCTGCTGCAGCGATTGCTGCTGCGTTCATGTCACCCTTTGCTTTTGCTGCTGCATACGCTGCTGCTGCTGCTTTAGAAGCATTTGCTGCTGCCGTTGCTGCTGCTGAGGCTGCAGAATCTGTTGTGCTTGCAGTGCTTGAAGAACTTGAAGAACTTGAAGAGGAACTTGAAGAACTAGATGAACTTGAAGAAGTTCCCTTTCCAAGGGCTGCTTGATAAGCAAGAAGTGCTGCTAAAGCATTCTTCCAACCTATTTCTGCTGCTTTGGCAGGATCAATAAGTGTACCTGAATAAGAAACAGGGCTACCAATTTGCTTAATATATTCAACAACTTGGTCAGTGGTTAACTTCCACTTATCCTGAATTTTAATAATTTCAGCATCAGTTAGTTTACCGTCGTTTACTACACCAACAAAGTCAGCATACATTTTGACTTGTTGTTCAGTCATACCCCATCTGGTCTTTAACTTATCAATTTCTTGAGTATCTAAAACACCATCATTTAGGGCTACAAAGAAATCAAGATACTTTGCTGCTTGTTCTTTAGTGCTTCCCCATGACTGAGCAAGTTTAATAATTTCATCATCAGATATTGTTCCATCAGAAACAATCTGGAATTGAAGAATATAAGCTCTAACAGCCTCAGTTGTCGTTCCCCACTTTTGTGCAAGTACAGCAATTGCTCCTGGTAGTTTTTCATCTGACAAGGCTAAAACTTTAAGTATATCGTCATAACGCATTGCAAGGTCATTCTTGACCTTCATTAACAAGACTTCTTCTTTTAATTTATCAAGAAGTTTTGCATTAACTGTATCTAACTTTGTTTGTCTAAGTAATAATGCTTCTGCAGCATTGATCTGAACCATTTTTTCTTCATCAGAATTTAAAAGTCTTACATTGTGATTTTTTGCAATACGATCATTTATCTTTGCATAGTCAGCCTCAAACTTTGCTCTTTTTCTTGCTGCTGCATCTGCTGCTTGTTGTGCTTTTAGATTTTTAAGAGTGTCTAATGTTCTTGCTTTTTCTGCATTTGCTGCTGCAGTTGCAACCTCAACTTGCTTAAATCCATTAAGAATTGATTCTTTTTGTTGTTTTGCTATTTGCTCATTTGTTAGAGTAGTCTTTTTTGCTGCTGAGTCAGATTTTCCAAGTGCCTTTGTAAACAAGGCAACTGCTCCTGCTCCAAGTACGAATAATCCTGTTGCAATTCTTACATATGGATTAAGCATCATGAATAATTGAACGGCACCCTTTAGAGCAGCCATAAATCCACCTGCTCTAAATGCTGCAGTAACAAGTCCAACTGCGGTTGCAAATCCTCTAAATGCACCTACAATTTTACCTGATGCTACTGGGATTGCTTTAAGTCCATCAGCAACCATTTTACCAAGTCCAACAATAATTGCCACTTGGCTTCCAAAAACACTTATAAGTGGAATGCTTGCCAAAACTATAAGTATTTCTTTATATCTTTCAAGGAATCCAATTATTTTAACGATATTTATAGAAAGAGCATAAAGAGTGTTTATGACACCTTTAAAACTGTCCTGCAATTTAGTTTCATTGAGAGTAACCCATTCCTCAATATTAGGAATAACATCAGACATAAGATATGTTGCAAACTCTTCAATTGCTGGCATCAAGGCGTAGCCAATTCTATCTGCTACCTGTGCAAACTTTAATCTTAGTGTTTCTAATTTACCTGCAAAAGTGTTTGCTGCTGCCTCTGCCTGTCCCTTACTTGTTTTGGCTAAGTCTTCTAAAAGTTTTTCTAAGTTTCCTGATTTAACTGCAGCAGCATCAAGTGGTAGTCCAAGTCTTGTTAATGCTGTAAAATTTCCGCCTACTGCTCTTGAGAGGGCTGTTGAGACTGTAGATAAATCTTTTCCAGAGGCTGCTGCTACATCTGTTGCCAAAGATAGAAGTGCTTGTGCTTGTCCAAGATCTCCAGTTGCTGTTACTAATTTCTGAAGGGCAGGAATTAACTGATTATTATCAATTGCAACTTGTAGTTCAAGACCATCTAAATATTCCTGGTTTGCTTGAATTGCAGCATCTGTAGCACCTGTAGTATTTCTTAAAGCAGTGGCTAATGCAGCCTGTTGCTTTTGATCTTCCATTGCTCCTTGTACAGCATTTTTACCAACTTGATATGCAAATACTCCAACTGCTGCTGCTGCAACACCGTAAGCCTTTACAGTTCTTTTGCTCCAGTCATCAATCTTCTTGCCCATCTTGGCAATGTCTTTTTGAGCAGCCTTAGATCCTTTATCTGAGTATTGGGAAACAATTCTGGCTATTACTGCTCCTGATGTTGCCATGTTAACCTCTCCTCATATTTAAATTCTTTTGTAATGTTGATTTTGCTTTTTCTAAAGCATCAGAGACATTCTTTTCAATCCTGTCTTTGTTCTTATCTACTGATTTCCAGATAAGACGAGATGCACCACCAACAGCACCTTCTAAATTCTTAATAAATCTACCAGTCTTGTTTGTTCTACCAGCCAATTCATAGATAACACCTGCTGCTGATCTATTCTTTAATGCTCCTGCTGATGTTGTGTAATCTTTTCTTACTTTACCCTCAGCCTTTGTGGATGTTATTCCTGCCTTGATAATACTTTGGTCCCAAGCAGGCCATCCTGCTCCACCACGAGTACGAGGCTTAACTGCGGGAACGGTGTTCCACCCACTAAGAGGTGGTTCACCAGATACAAATCCTTGAGCGTCTTGTTTAGCAATTTTTAGTTCAGAATTAATAACCTTAGTGAATTCTTTAACTGCTTGCTTATCAAAAGACTCTAATGCTTTTAGTGTTTCTTTAACACCAGTTAACACTATTGCATTTCTGCTCATTATTTGCCCACATTCTTGTTTTTTTCTTTTATGTAAATAACGATTGCTTCAAGTACACCATCTGGTGCTTCAAGCAAATCAATTGGAGATATTCCCGTCTCCACAGAAATCATTGCTACCGTATAGGTTAGGCTGTCTCTGTGGATTCGGAATTTGGGTCAGTCTCTAGTTCCACACTGTCAAGTGTGTCTAAGAAGGCTTCGCCAAAAGGCTTTACAACCTTACCTGAATCCTTCATTGCTGACCAAGCCAGGAAGTAGATATGCTCTAACTTCTGATCTTCTGTTAGCAACTTAGCAAAGCCTTTATTGTATTTGTTTTCAAATGCAACAAGTGTCTTTGGACGAAGTGAATATACTCCTTCATCTCCGTCTGATGTTTTTACTTTTATTTTTAGTCCATCCATTTTGTGCGCCCCTTTTCATTAGGTTATTGTTTATACTACGGTGTAGTATCTTTTGTAATTGCTCCAGATATAGGCCAGTTAACAGTAATTGTACTTAGCCCACCAACAGCTGCGTTAAGTGGAGTCCACTCTGAAATCAACGCCTCAAATTGATACTCTGGATTTGTTGCTGAGATTGGTGCATTTAATGCTCTTACAGCACAGGAAACTTTTGTACCTACTCTTGAAGGAACAGTTGAATATCCATTAAAGAATTCTTCAAGTGTTAAAGTTGTTCCTGTACCGTATTCAGTACTGAGGTCTTGGTAGAACTCAAAACTTACTGAGTTAGTCCCAACTCCAGCAATTACTTCCTTGTAGATTACTCCATCTTTAACTGGAGTAACATCAAGAACATCATGTACTGTTGAAATAGTTATGCTTGAAATTAAGTCGCTGAAATCATAGACTCCTTCAAATACAACTGTTGCATTAGTTAAGACTAGTTTTGACATATTAAGGTGTTACATCCGCAACGATTGCTCCTGTGATTGGCCATGTAACTGATGCAGTGGCTAGTTCGCCTACAGCACCATTTAGAGGTGTCCACTCTGAAACTACTGCGTTAAACTGGTACTCAGGATTGGCTGCAGAAATTGCACCATTTACTGGTTGTACCCTAACTGCTACTTCTGTACCCAATAGTGGGTAGATTGTTGCATTGACTGAACCTGCTGCGAAATCCTGGTGGAACTCAAGTGTTACTGAGTTGTCAACAAGTCCTGCAATACGAGTCTTTGCTGCTGCTGGAACATTTCCGCCTTTGAATGCAGTTGTTTCCAAAACATCATATGTGCTTCCAAGCGTTACTGATGCAATATGATCTGCGAGGCTTACGCCTCCTACTGTTACTTCAACATTGGTTAGTACTAATCTGGCCATTGTTATTTATCTCCTTGTTCGTTATTTACTGAGTTAAAAGCAGAAACTTTTGGCTCCTGCTGTGTTGCTTGTGGTACTACTGGTGTTGCTTTTACTGCATTTGCGGATGCGATATGGCCTGCTGCAAGAAGATGTTCAACACTTCCACCTGCACTAAGTATATCATCTTTGGTAAGTTTCTCATCTTTTACCTTACCGCAAACTGTTGTGTTTGAGATTACTGTATATTCCATTGCTTCTCCTTAGCCCCATATTGTGAGGTTATAGCGATATGATAAGAAAGACTGCTCACCAGATGTATATGTACCACTTTCTGCACTTATAACTCTGAGTGTATCAACAAGTCCACCTAACGATCTATCTGACTCTAAAGCAGTTTTGATTGAACCATTACCACTTCCAGCCAGGAAATTATCAAGTTTATCTTGTCCTGTTCTTTCTGATATTCTTTGAACAATCACAAATATATCAACAGATGCTTGGTCTAAGCCACGAGCATTGTCAACATCAAATGTGAAATCTAATTGGCCAACTACGGCACATGGTGGAACAATAACATCTGGAATTAAATCATAAACTCTCAGGTTTGTTATTGTCTGTAGATTTGCTTTTAAAGCATCTCTCACACCATTAATATTGGAAATAGACATTAGTATGCCAATCCAAAGTTTCTTCTAAATGTCTTTAGTAGCATCTCAACATCTGGATCAAGGCGAGAATTAAGACGAACTGTTCCTAATTCTACAGAACCTGCAATACCAAATGGAGATTGCTTTCTAATAAATAATCTTGATGCCTGAATCTTGCAGGCTAATTCTACTTCATATGGAATTTCTTTCCAGCCCCAAACACCAGTTATCTTAACTGTCTGTGGAAAGAAGTAAGGAAACACATATGTCTGAATTGCTAATAGTCTGGTCACTGGCTTTCCAGTTTCTGGATTATTAATAGGTTCATACATAAGGTCTGTATCTAAATTCCAAACTTGTGTAAATGGTCCAGACTGATTTGCTCTTGATCTTACTTCTGTTGGCTCAATAAGGTCATCTATCTCTAGATACCACGGACTTACAGGTGTGTAATATTTGGTTACTGGAGCAGCAAGAGTTCCCTCTTGATAGAAAGATCTTTGGCAGTAGTCATCAATCATACGGCTTGCAGCAAGAATCGCTGCTTGGATATCATTATCATCCAGGCTGTCTTCAATCTGCAGTGCATTTCTCACATCTGCTAAAGTCGTATAGACATTATTAGGCTGTGAACTCTGTGCAAGCGTAGGTCTGCTCATTTGATCCTCTTCTCCAATTTAGGCAACATTGCTTTTTCCGTTTTAGGTAAAGCAGTTGCTGTTTCTTTCTTAATTCTAAAAATCTTTTTAATTCTCTTCATAATTCCTTCTTAAGGTAAAGGCAGATGGACCTGATATGCGGGGCGGCCAACAAATCCACCTGCCACCCTAGGATATTTTCCTGGGTATCCCAGTAAGGCTAAGCGAACCTAGCCCTACTGAGAATACTTTTTAGATTAGAATGTTGGTGCTACTAGACCAGTTCCTGAAATCTTGGAAACTGCTCCTGGATAACGACCAGCAGTGAATGCTCCGTATCCGTAGACTACAGACTTGATTGTGAGTGAGCCTGCACCTGTTGCATCAAAGTTCAATGCGAATGGTGATCCTGCTTGCTCCCAAAGGTGCATTTCATTTGCATTTACGCAATAGATCTGATCCTCGTTAGTACCAGCACCTGATGTTGTTGTAACATTTGCATCTGCGATGATAGGTAGACCAAGCATTGAGTAACCTGAGTTACCGTAGACTGCTGGTCCTGTACCTGTTGCAATTGCGTTCATTGGTCCGTTTAGTGTTGGAACTACTAGTGGGCGTTGTGAACCATCAACTGCTGCAAGCAAGAATGCTAGACGGCGTGGATGCATAATCCAGTGTGTTGGATTCTGGAATACATTTGTCTGTACTTTCTGGTAAGCATCTGCCAACTTTGGATACAGATCTGCAACTGAAGGTGTAGCATCTGTGTATACAACATCATTGATGCCAGGTGTTTGACGAATACCAAGCATTGCGCCTGATGTACCATCACCATTGATGATCTGGTCGTCAAGTGTTGTGTGCCATCCACGGATAAGATCCTGGATGATGAACTGGTCAATACCTGTTCCACGCTCAATTGCCTGCTTTGAGATATCCTGTTGACCTGCGATTGTACGAACATTCACAGTCAATAGTGTATCGTCAGCATTTGTATTTGAGATAGCATCATTTTCAGCAGCCTGAACTGCAGTTGTTGTACCAGTTGTCATGCGTGAGATATTTAGTGTCATACCTGCTGCTGGAAGTGCCATTTTGTTTGTTGCGAAGTCTGCTGTTGGGCGACCTGCACGAGCAAATGGTGCTGCTAGATCAACAAGGTACTGAGGAATTACGAGACCAGCAAAGTTGCCAGTTCCTACTGAGCGACGCTCAATTTCCTCTTCACGAGAGTGACGAGCAAGACGCTCTGCTGCTGCATAGTCATTGCTGAACTTAGCAGTAAATGCATCCTTAACGAATGAAACATCTGCATTGTCTGCAGAGTATGTACGGGCTTCACGAGTTACCTTTGTTCCGCCAACCTTTGGCATTGCAACTTCAGCAACTGATGATCGTGCTTCTGCAGCCTTAGCATCTGCTGCTGCTTGTGCAGTCAACTTTTCAATCTTTGAATCTAGTGAGCGTGACTCTTCAACTAGGGTATCAACCTTTGCTGATTCATCTTCTGTAAGGTCTGTACGGTTCTCTACGGCTACTGCCTCAAGAACTGCGTCCAACTCTGCCTTAACTGCATCACGGCGTTCAATTACTTTGTCTAAATAAGACATTTATTGTTCTCCTTTGTGAGTTTGTTTAGTTTGAGGTGGTGGTTATGGATTTCACGACGCTTACGGGTGTGAGCCTAACTCCGACTTCTACCTATCTTGTTAGATAGGAATATTATTTTATTGTGTTTCTCTTTGCTTTTGCTAAGCGTAGAGACATTGATCTTGGCATGTTATCTGGAAGGAAGTTTAGTACTGATGGGAAATCTCCAACAATCTTTCCACCTTGACCAGGAACATCTGTTATTTCTATAACATTAGCAGACATTTCTAGTTCTTGTGCTTCAACATCTTCTAGTGGAGATGCAGAATCTTCTTCTTCTCCTTCTACTCCATTGTTACCAAGTAGTGTACCCATGACTTCTACAGCCTTCATGATATATTCATGACCTTCTGCTAAGTCTCCAAATACGCTTTCTAATACTAGTAGTGAATCACCAGTTACTTCTCTGCCCTCTTTTATTTCAAGAATTGCTCTCTTAATTGCTTCTCTTGCTTCTACAGAAGTTGCTGGATATGCTGGATATGTGACGATTGATACATCTCCGTCAGCAAGGCTTACCTCAGTAAGGGTTCTTTCTGTACGGTCTTTGCTCCAGTTTTGACGAATAACACGGAAAGCAAATGACATTTGGTCTACATCTCCACGAGCAACGAGTGTATAAAGATCTCTTGCTTCTTGTGTGTCTGCCAACTCTGCTTCAAAGTATAGTCCTGTTTCGTCTTCGTATAATCTCATTGTACCGTTTTTTGTTCTAGCCATAGGTAATCCTTCATGGTTAGCCAATAAACGAACATCTGGTGTCTCTTGTAGTGTCTTTGTGAATGCACCTGGTGCAATCTTCTCAATAAACGGTAGTGGCAAGGAAGCCTCATTAAACACGGCAGCATAACCTGCCATACGCATAGTACCGTCTTCTGCCTGTCTTGCCTCTATGTCTCTGACCGTAAAGGTACGGCGTTCTGTCTTTTTCATCTTGCTCCTTGCTTTATTAGTTTCATTATCTAATTGATCTATTTGGCGTTGTGCCCAGTCCTGAGCAGCATCATCAAAATCTGCATTGCCACCCCAAAGTAGCCAAGCAACTAACCCTGCACCAGGATATTCTGGATCTGAAGAGTCTTTATTCTTTGGTGCTTGTCCATCTGCCTTGTGTCTTGCGAACCAAGGTGCCATCTTTCTTACTTTGTTATCAGAGATATTGCCATCAGCCATCTCTCTTGCTTCTCTTTTAGTAGCATCAGTAAGTCCGTCGCCACCAAAACCTTCTTTTAAGTAATCTAGTCCTCTTTGTGCATTATTTCTAATGAACTGTGGAACATTGTCTACTGGCATTATTC